TACCGGGCGCGTGGTCGGATTCTCGACCGGCGCAGAGGAAGACTCGAAGGGGCTGAAGGTCGCGGGCGAATTCACGCTCGATTCGGACGAAGGGCGGAACGCGTATGCCGTTGCGCGGCACGCGGCGAAGCTGAAACAACCGTTCGGGCTCTCGATCGGCTATGCGCTGCGCGGCGAAAACGGCGCGACCTTCGATGAAGCGACGGGCGTGCGTACGCTGAAGAATCTGACGGTATATGAGTTTTCCCTTGCGAGTGTACCCGCTAACGTGCGGGCGCGAATGACCGCGGTCAAGTCGCTTGACGATTGCGCGACCGTGCGCGACGTCGAGCAATGGATGCGCGAGCAAGGCGCGACGGGCGATCAGGCCCGGCGATTGATTTCTGTTTGCCGGTTGGAGCGGGACGCGAAAACCGAGCCGGAGCGGGACGCGAAGGCGGATGAATTGGCGCGTGCGTTGGGCGGATTGCGGGAAGCGCTCGCAATCAGGCGCACGCAGGATCTCTACCACGAAACGAAAGGAACCTTCACATGCCTGATAATGGAACGTTGACTCCGGCCGAAATCGACGAATTGAAAAAAGGCCTGACGGAATACAAACCGCTCTACGCGCAGCTTGCCGAAGCGATCAAGCAAGGCAAGCCGCAGGGCGAAATCCTCACCAAGCTCGGAAAGCTCGATGAGGGCATGGCGGATTTCCAGAAGAAGCACGAAGCCGCAACGGCGCGGCTCGATGCGATCGAGGAAAAGCAGCGCCAGGCGCCGGCCGTGCCGGAATCGCCGAAATCGATCGGCCAGCGGTTCATCGAAGATCCCGGCTTCCTCGCCTTCGTGAAGCAGGGCGGCCACGGCCAGTACACTGCGACGCTCCGCGGCGGGCTCGAGCAGAAAGATATGGTGGGCATTTCGCGCGCCATAACGGAGTTTGTCGGCGTCGGCTCGGCTGCGCGCCTGCCGCTCGGCGTGCGATCTCTTGTGCCGCAAGGCCGCACGACGTCGGGCGCCGTGCAGTTTGTCGAGGAGACGAGCTTCACGAACTCCGCCGCGCCGGTAGCCGAGGGCGCAGCCAAGCCCAAATCCGATAAAGTGTTCAATCCGCGAACGCTGCCCGTCGAGACGATCGCACACATTTTCAAGATCTCGCGGCAGATGTACGACGATTTGCCGGCGGTCGCGTCTCAGATCGAAAGCAACGGGATCTATGGCGTGAAAAAGGCGGAAGACAACCAATTGCTGAACGGCACCGGCACGAGTCCGCAGCTCAAGGGCTTCAATCCTGTCGCGACCGATGTCGCCGCGCCGGCGCTGCCCGCGACGCTCATGGATTCGATCGGGACGGTGATCTTTACGCTGGCATCGGCGGGCTACATGGCCGATGGTCTGGTGCTGAATCCCGCCGACTGGGCCAAGGTCGCGCTGGCGAAGAATTCGCAGGGCAACTACCTGTTTGCCAACCCGATCGACTATACGACTGCGCCGCGGATTTGGGGCGTCAGAATGGTGATGTCGACTCACCAGGCGGCCGGCACGTTCCTGGTCGGCGCGTTCCAGGGCAATTCGCTGATTCTCGACCGCGAGGAAGTGAATGTACAAATCGCGGAGCAGAACGTCGATGATTTCGAGAAAAACATGCTGACGATCAGGGTTGAGGAGAGACTGGTACTGCTGATCTTCCAGCCGGCGGCATTCGCGAACGGCGCAACGCCGGCGTAGACCACACGTGTCCAGGATGCCGACTTATCCCCTGGGGATAAGAGGGGCGTCCAACGGATGTGGTCAGACCTGATCGGCGGCCGGAATGGCATCCGGATTCATGGCGATGATGGCTAAGAAGCGGAAAAAACGTAAACCTCCAGTGACCCCCGTCAATAAGGCTTACGAGTCTCCGCAAAATAAGCTGGTCGAGTCGCCTGAAAACAAGGTTAAGCCGCTCCGGCCGCCGATACGGAAACGACAATGAAATTCCTCGATGTGCGGATCATCACGCCCGCGACCGGCGAGGTCGTAACCGTTCAGGAATACATCGATCATGCGCGGTTGAACGGGCTGACGGTCGGAACCGAACCGGATTTGGTTGCCCGGCAGCTCGCCGCCGCGACATATCGCGCCGAACTGTATTGCCGGCGCTCATTGCTCCGGCAAACCTTGCGGGCGCTGTTTGTGCCGGACGGCAAGAGTTGCGCTTGTACGCTCACGATGCCGCTGCCGCGGGGCGATGTGGAATCGGTTACCTCGATCGAATCGGACGGGCAGCCGGTAACGGGATTCACGCTGCAATGGAACGTCATCACACTCGATGCGCCGTTGCGGGCCGCCGCGGCGGTCGAGTATATCTCGGCGGGCTTCGGCGCGGCGGGCGCGGACGTGCCGGCGCCGATCCGCGAAGGGATCCTGGAATACGCGACCACGCTCTACGAAGACCGGACCGGAGCGCGTGAGCCGAAGTATGCCGCGGGCGCGGGCGGCGGAACGCTTCCGCGCGGCATCCAGGATCTTTGGCGGCCGTTCCAGATCGAATATGGGGGATAGCGATCAGCGGTCAGCGGTCAGCGGTCAGCTTATTGCTGCGCATAACTGTCCCGATTGCGGTCAGGCGTGTTACTGCGATGGCGAAGACACTTGGTGGGATGAAGTTGATGAATGCCTCCATGCCTGTGACGACGACGCAGACGATGAACGCGACGAAAGCTGAAAGCTGATTGCTGACCGCTGAAAGCTGATTGCTGACCGCTGAAAGCTCTTCATGACCGCTTCCGATCTTCGCGAATGGATCGCGCTCTTTCAAATGGAGCTGACCGCCGACGGCCAGGGCGGCTCGCGCGAGGCCGTGCCGGCGAACCTTGCGCCGGATCTCCCGGCGAACGTGCGGACGCCGACGCCGCGGCTTATCGCATCCGGCGATCAGCTCGCCGACCGCGTGCAACACATCGTCACGATCCGCTATCAGCCGGGCGTTACGACGGCGTACCGCGTGCTGTGGCGCGATCAGTTGTTGGATATTACGGGCGTCAAGAATCTCGATAGCCGCGATACGTGGTTGGAGTTGACGTGCGAGCGGAAGGAAGCGGGAACGCAATAGGTGAGTACGGCGCTTGACGAAAGCCTGCTATTGCCGCGGCGCGTCAAACGGTCGATGCCGGACGACGCCGGAATCGGTTACATGCTCGAGCTGTCGTGCGGACATACGATCTGGGTCGCGGCGTCGAGATTGCAGGGCGCGAAGGTCCTTTGCGGCGGTTGCCTGAATGCGCTGGTGATTCAGATTCGCGAGTTGCAGGCGGAGCAAAAGATTTAGTGGCGAAGGCGGACGTCAAAAAGCAACCGAGCATTCGATCCAGGCTGTATCAGTGTGAATTGCGGCTGGCGGCAATGGAAAAGCGATTGCTGAAGCTTGAACAACTATGCGCCGCGTTCGAGTGGCATTTGAAAGTCGCCGCTATGAGTAAGATCCGTACTCGCAAGCAAAAGAGCGCCTGATGGCAAAAGCATTCGCCGTCAAAATAACCGGCGCCGACAAAATCAAAAAGAACGTCGATTACCTGCGGCGCAACTTCCCCGAGTGGCTGTCGGCGGCGAATCTCGAAACGGCGTACGAAGTGCGCGACGAATCGCAACGCAACATCAAGCGTCTGGACGCCTTCGATACCGGCGATCTGCACGAGTCCATGCAGGTCGTGATCTCGCCGCAGGGGCTTTCGGTGCGCGTCGGCTCGACCGCGCATTATGCGCCCTTCGTCGAATTCGGCACGCGCCCGCATTTCCCGCCGCTCGAGCCGATCCGCGAATGGTGCCGGTCGCGCGGGATCGACGAGAGCGCCGCGTTTCCGATCGCCCGCAAGATCGCCGAGCGCGGAACGCCGGAGCGGCCGTTCCTGTATCCGGCGTACAAGGTCGGATCGCGGAATCACGTCGGGCGCATTCGCAAGCTGGTCGCTCTGGGATTGCGAGGGTTACTGTCATGAATAGCGCGGAATTCTGCCGGGCCGCCGGAATCACCAGGCGGATGCTTCAATGGTGGGTTAATCATCGCATCGTGAAGCGGATCAAGGGTTATCGCTGGCGGTTTGATGATGGCGAGCTATTCAAGGCGCTGATCATTCGCGAGCTGCGCGCAAGGGGCGTCACGGTGCGGAAGATTGCCCGCCTGAAGTTGACGCCGGTCAAGGCCGATTACCTGCTGATTGTACGCAACCGCGTCGAATGGGCCGACCGGCAAGGGCTGATAGAGCACATCAAGCGCGTGCATTCGCCGGTCTTGCTGATATCGATTCACGATCTGCGGTTGGAATACGCGGCGGCGATGGAGCGGCCGAATGCGGATGGTTCGAAGCCTTCCAGTGGGGCTGTACCTCCCTGTGGGCGATTGTACGGCCCGCCCGCCGTGGCCGCCTAACGAATCATGATTACTCGCGGTTCACTCCAGATTTACCAGGGCGACGATTACACGGGAATCGTCACTGTGCTGAACGCCGACGGCACGGCGGCGGATTTGTCGACGTATACGCCGCGGGCGCAAATCCGGCGCAAGGTTGCCGATCTCGATCCGGTCATCGTGGCGGAATTGACGCTCACGGTAGACGAGAACAGGATCACGCTGTCGCTCGATCACGATATTACGCGCACGCTCTCGGGCGCCTATGTCTGGGATCTGCAATTGACCGACGCCGCGGGCGAGATCACGACGATCATGGCGGGCAGCGTGCCGGTGACGCTCGAAGTGACGCGCCCGGTTTTGCCGCTTGCGGAATTAACGGTATGATTTCGCCGCCGCAGCAATTATCCGCGAAGCTCTCAAGCCCGCAGCGCTTCACGGCGCGGCTGGCTGCCGGCGTGCCGATTCCTGGGCCGCCCGGGCCGGAAGGGCCGCCGGGACCGGCTGGCGCGGATGGCGCGCCTGGAGCGCCTGGAGCGCCGGGTGCCGCGGGATTGCCTCGCGTCGTCGAGGATGAAGGCGTCGCGCTTGCGGCGCGGGATGCGCTCAACTTCGTGGGCGCTGGCGTTACCGCGACCGACGATGCGGCGA